TTCGCGGGAGGGATTCGCCTGTGGAGCCGGAGTGGGACCAAGATTTGGGGTTTTGGTTTTAAACGGGGCGTTAACGTAAACGCCCCCGGCTGTGATGATCTGGTGTCAAGTGAGGGGCTGTTGGCATTTTTTCTTATGCAATGTCAATCCTGCTTTGCTCGTACATGTTTGACCGCATTCGTTACACGTGTAAGATGTCGTGGATATTTGTGGTTCGTCTGATGTGTGACCGGTCAAAGTTTTTTCTACGAGATCCAATGTTATCTCATTAAGAATACGTATACTGTTCTTAAGAGATGTTTTGAGCTCGTCTATTTTTCGGTTGAAATCTGTGAGGTATGCTTTGATACGCATCATCGCATCCGTTGATATCGTGATATTATCCGATTCTGGTCCTGATGTGAATCGATCGAGTTTGTACAACAATCGTACTACATCTGTGATTATGTCGCCGTCGTAGTTGTTGTTGGATATGTATACTGCAAATTTGTTGTTTGGCAAAAGTTCAATTTCAAATGATCCTTTGCCACATATACCACTGTATAATGATATGAATATACCATGATTGTTGAGTGTCAATAAATCTGATTCAAATTTCCTGACTTCTGAAACACGTACATTTTCCCCGGTATCTTTTCCGTGTGCTTTGCTTTCAACCCGTATATCTGGATATCCGTCGCGTTTAATAACTATGTCGCAACTGTGTGCAATCGATTTAACATCGTAAATAGTATAACCATCGCGTGTGTGCAATTTACTCTCGAGAACATTTGTGAGACCTTTTTCGCCCTCTTCGCCTTTGTAACGTGTTGTATTGCGCGCGGTTGTGAACGTCTCAATCTTATTTGCCATCTGATCCTGTGAATTTCTAATAGTGTTGAGTGTCTGTACCAATGAATCATTGTTACGTGTGACACTCGTCTCGATAACCTTTGTGACATCAATCTTGTTCTTGAGATCGTCAATCTTACCCGAAATGTAAGGCAACTGATCCAATTTTGATGTTATATTCAATATATTATGATCATTCATCGTCTTGATCGTTGACATGATCTCGCTCGTGTCAACTTTTCGAGATGATATGGTTTCCAATAATTCCCCTTTGAATACATTCAATCTGTGAGTCAATATATCATTCTGTGAATCTTGTGATAAGTTATGCTCGCATGCCAAACATATCGACTTTATGATCGATTCGCATGTCGCGAAAAAGGATTCATTCCCGTGACGGGACATAAAATTACATATATAATGATCGTCTATGACAACATTACCGTGTTTATCAATCAACATTTCCTATAATAAGGCTACACTTTTTTAAGGAGGGCTTGACGCGGCTCAAGGCGCCCTGAGGAGGGCTTGAGGAGGCTGACCCCCTCCTTAAAAAGGCTCAAGGGGGGCTGAAGGAGGGCTGGGGGATTTTACCCTCGAGGAGCATTGACCCTCGAGGGGGTTAGGTTTGTGTCGGGGGCGTTTTCGATATACCCCGTTCGCGGAGGGATTCACCAGTTGGCATCCGGTCCGGAATATGCACAGGGACGCACAACGTGGAAAACCTCTTGCGCGAAGCGCTTAAAACTTTTTTTTTCAATCTCAACTTTCACATGTATTGTTGTATGTATTATTCATATTCAAAAAATTTTTTAGACATTGATATCTACTTGACATGGATCCATAAAAACCAAACTGACTTTTCACATGTATTGTTGTATGTATTATTCAACTTCAAAAAATTTTTTAGACATTGATATCTACTTGACATGGATCCATAAAAACCAAACTGACTTTTCACATGTATTGTTGTATGTATTATTCAACTTCAAAAAATTTTTTAGACATTGATATCTACTTGACATGGATCCATAAAAACCAAACTGACTTTTCACATGTATTGTTGTATGTATTATTCAACTTCAAAAAATTTTTTAGACATTGATGTGTGAATGACATACATGGTATATCGGTCACATGTATTGTTGTGTGCAACTTCAAAAAATTTTTTAGACATTCAATAATACATGGTATATCAAACCGACCACTGCGCCTCCTCGTGAATCTCCTTCGAAAAGTGCGCCAACTCCTCCATCAGAGAATGGATCTCATATTCATCGTCCGATGTATCCAGCATTATGTTGACACGCTCCTTTTGCCAATTGAGATTCGTGAGTTCCTGCTCGTGCATCACTCAAAGTGAACAACCGCCTTGAAATGCCCATTGATATGCGAGATGACCACCTCTTCGTCGCTGTTCTCGCGCGGCAGGGAAATCATACCATTCACACTCAGAGTCGGTGGTGCGATGCGATGCACCTTGACACTGCCCGTACAATACAACATAACGCCGCGATAGTCCGTAAGAACCTCAATAGGACCAGACATCAAGTCAGTGACGACCGAAGTCGTATCCACACGAAGTCGTTCCGATATATACTCATAATCACGAATACTAGGAGCTGGAGCGAGCGGCGCTTCATCAATAGCCGATAGAGAAACAACAGTGAACCTCATCTTGTTTTTGTGTTTGTTCCCGTGAACAAAGTCTAATGCTATACATCACGTCATTTTTTTCTTACTTAATAATATTATGAGTAATAACCGTGAAAATTTGAAGAATGCCATCACCCTATCGTATCTCAAAGGTGATAAAAATGTATATAAAATTACGAGTCCTAACAGACGGTTCTCGCGCTTAGTGAATAAGAATTCGTTAGCACAGTACCTTGATAGAAAAAACATAAAGGAATTGAATCGAATGATATCAAAAAATAATGTGCTTAAATTCATTGCAAGAAATAAACAACAAAAACGCAATGTGCCGATATATCACTTTGTAGAGAACCCATTTCCTAATACTTATTATAATAACTTTATGAAAAAGAATAACTATGTATTAAGAAAATATAATCAACATCGTGGTATGGTTACAGTCCGCAATCCAACGGGATTCTCTCAGAATTTAAAGCTTACAAATGTAAATCATTATGAACTGTCAAAGAACAATCAACGTTATCTTCGGGCACTTCGTCGCCAGAATGTAAAAAACACGAACGAGTTTCACAAGACTCAGGCACTGAAATTGAGTAAAAAAATGGTTCAGCAACTTTTTTATAAAAATGGACTTCCAAATGTATGGATCAATTCAAATGGACGAGAGATAAATGCACCTTCAACAACAAATATTGAAAATTATAAAAGTCCACGCCATATGCTTGCGGAAGGATATCAGAACTTATTGAAACATTTGAAAAACTCGATAAATATCTATCACCGAACTCATCCTAATTTAAAATTAAAATATCATTACCGCCAGATTAAAGTACGAAAGTGAATTATTATTAATGCGAAACAGGCTAGTGATGTTAAGAATACCAGTCCAGCAACTATATCGTTTCTTATCAAAGTTGAATATACCAACACTTAAAAAATTTGCTCAACTTCTTGAATGGTGAACATTAAAAAAGAGTAAGTAGAATGTCAGTGCACTTTTCCATGAGAGGTTTATAATCTGACGTGTCACCCCACTTGCGAAAAAACAATTCAGCGCGGTCAAGTATAGCCTTTAATTCACTGTTGTGTGTCGAGGCATAAATATTAGTAGCAGTCTTGAGCGCGCTTTCCATCTGATCCATTTTGTGATACCCGGGTCTCTCTATTGTTCTTTAGACCCAGGCATCACATGAATTTGAAAAAAATATTTACACAAGGTAACAATGCCCTCACCCCAACGTGAGAACCGCGAGGGAAATATAATTCCGGAATTGGCAAAATTAAAACACGAGCATGATATGCTTCGGCTAAGAAATCAAAGCCATATAGCGTTCAAACAGCTTCATAATGCTCTTAAGGAGATTGATCAAAAATTGAATAAGAATTTAAGAAGACTCAATAGTCGAAAAAGAAGTAGTTTAATGTTTGCTGAAGGAAAAAGAAAAATGACCAAGAATCTCCTTGCATTTAATCAAACTAAACAAACAATAGAAAACACGCATAAAACTAAAAGTAATCAAGCAAGAGCACAAGCCAATAGAAATAAACAAAATGTTTATGAGCATATTGCAATGTTACAAAAAGCAATTGCGGTAAATGAATTGAAGACAGCCAGAACAGAAGCGCGTGCAAAATTAAACAAACTTGTAAACACTCAGAGACAAGAAGAAAGCCAAGCCTTGCGTAACATCGCTCGTCGCAGAGAATCTACAAAGAATAGATTGAATGCAATACTTGCTAAATCAAATAAGAACATTTACAAAAATACCTCAAACAACAACCTTCGATTCTTTATAAACAAACGTGCTAGTGTATATGGAAATGCTCACAAGAACAAGGCTAATAAGTTTGAAAGAATCTTAAAATCACGTCGGGAACTTCCAGCATTCAAACAAACTCAACAAGGAAAAAATACCATTGCGCTAATTGCCAAGTTGAAGACGGAAAAACTGACGAAACGTATGCCACGATTTATAAGTGGATTTTTGAATACATTAAAAGAACAACATCGGAGAAAATATGCTGAAAATCTTGTAAAAAAAATTGTAAGTAATCCTAGTAATTTGGCTGAAGCGAGAGAAGCAGAGAGACACGCCAAGATCACACAAGGTGGTGTAATGGGTTTTCAAGTAAACTTGCGCACTCCACCTCCTGCATGGAATTATTTGAAACAAATGCCAATAAACAAAACACAATATAGTAGATTTATAGAATCCATGGATTCAACTTTATTACCTAAGATGATTGAACAAGGTGCTTCATTCTGGAAAAGTATTAAAAATAATAAACAATACAGAGGAAATATACCGAATTCAGTACCAGAATTACTGCCAAGACCTGCCGATATGAGTCTTCGTGAATACGCTAGAATTAAGACACAGTATGAGTCTAATTCCAGGCAATGGTTGAAAACTTTATGGACTGTATGGTTAAGATGGAGAGACGCCCACCCTAACTGAATGTGGAAATGAAACGAACTTTTTCACATGTTTGTTCTGCAAGATTGTACAACTTCACAAGATTTGACTCGCCTATTCCACTCAGATGAACATCTGTCACGAGCGCAATCAATAGATGATATTTTTCGTAAAAGTTCTCAGCAGACCACACTCCACCGTACGGTAGCTTCGTTTGTGGATTAAAGGTGTGCCTAAAATCACGCAAAATATCTCTGAAAATATCTTCCATTCACATACCGCTATTTCTGGTCAACGTTTTAAATTCCTCAGCGAGTCGTCGCTTACACACTTCATATGATGGATCGGATATACACCTTCTCCACACACGTTGAATCACTTGAACAGAGTGATTCATCATGATCATTTCAGTGCGCAACGTTCCGTATGTCATTTGAACATACACATTATATACATTATCAATAACACTATGAATATGTAAATCAGGATTCTGAGGATATGGCACGTTCATAGCACCCCATACGACATACCCGAGTACGTCCCGACACTGTATCAATATAAGCGCTATATGTGTATACTGATATATGTGAATCCATGGTGCAAAAACATCACGTAGTGTAGCTTTGATGTTTTCGTTTGTGCCTTCATCGAGACCATCCAGATCTTCCCAATATCGACGAGGGACGTGCACAGTCAGTTGGAACCGAAGTTCCTCACGCAGGTGCGCTTCAAAACGATCCAACTGTTCGTCGACAGTCTCCATTTGATATTATTTTGTTTGTACATGTTAAAATGACAGGCTTGGACACTACACAAATTTTGCTGATTATTCTCATTGCAATCGTCTTCGTTGGCGTTTTTATGCGCCCACGCCGTCGTCCCACTGGTTGGTACGATTACCCCACGCGCCCTAGCCCAGGGTGGTGGCCGGAACACCGCGCTTACCGGGGGGAGCGCAAATGAGTTCTAACTGTGGATCTTTTTTGAGCCGAAGTTCAGATGGTACCTTGGTCGGCCAGACATATCCATGATGTTCATATTCACCAACATCAAATGAATAATACGTTGGGTTTTTGCGGTTGAGACTCGCACGGTGAGACAACATCACGGGGTCCCATCCCCACCACCACGGAGGTCTTGGGTTTTTGCAGTGCGGCAACTTTTGCATGTTGTTCTTGTATCCTCGCGAAATCCATTCATCAATCATTGTATTACAGTACATTGCCAGAAAGCATGTATGACCAGCCCACATAAGAGTCGCCGGGTGTTTCGTCCATCCTTTTGTGACTCCTGTGAGTGCTCGCCACAACTGATACGCCTCAACGCGCTGTTTCCCGAGTCGACGGTAATCAAGAGCTTTCGCACATTCAACGACTGAGCTGGATGTGACAAAGGTGTTGACCATTTTATCGATATTGAAAATATCAGTTTCGTACCAATGACATTACATGTTTTTGTGTTGAGGAATGATGAATGATGGATCTGGATTTGATGGTGAATAATTTGCCACAAGTTGTTTGACCAGAGTGGCATTTGTCTTGACAATTAATTTTTGACGTTGCTGTGTGATTCCTTTCACTGAACGTTTAAGATGACTAGCAATTTCTTCATCAGTAAAACCTTTCTCAGTCATGGTTTGAATTGCATCTTTTTCATCACGTGAATACCCTTTTCCGTAGTTCTCTTCACCGAGTTCCTTGTGTGTCTTTGTCCGAAAACGCAAAAGACTTTTGTAATATATCATTGTGAAGTGTTCACGGTCCTTAGTCGGTAAAGCGAGAATTTGTTGTTCGAGAGTGTGTAATTGAAGTTCCATTATGTTTGGTTTTGACTTTCATTGTTGACCGTAGCGTCCTCACTACATTTTTTTTACATTTAAACCCGGTGGACGTTGGATGACAAATGGCACATGAAATTTCAGATTTCATCGACTCTGTCAAGGAGCTCCTGACTGATGCACAGTACAAGGAGGGTATGGAGGTGTGTCAAAAGATTTTCAACGAGACTGAGGTGAAAGAGAAGCTGTACAGAATGACGTATCTAAGACCTTATACATTCATAGATGAACATTGTAACGACGAAGAATGTGATGATATGAAGTTTTACGTGAGTTTTAAAAAAACAAAAAGTCTCGTAAAATTGAACGACGATCGCGCCAAGAGAATCCTAGAAACCAACATGTTCCTCGGATCAGACGAAGAGATGCGATCGTTTATTGAACTCAATTTGTTTGATGCATTCCCATGCGACCAAATTGAACTTGATCATGAGATGACGTGGCACGAATTTCCTGTTTTAAATCTTGAACTCGTATAAATGAACAATCAGGAGTACATAAACGCACTGCGTAGACAACGTGAGTTGGCACGTAAAATAGAAAGGTTTAGATATGCACGAGGTTATGTCGAGAACAACAATACACGCAACAGATTGAATAGAAAGATTCGCACATTAATCGCAGCAACTGCTCCACTTGAGGAGCAGCTTCATATACTCGGGATTGGAGTTCCAGAGAACAAAAAAAGACAACTCAAAAAGCAGAGTTATGTTGTATCAATGCAAAACATGGCAAGACGTGGTTTAAAGAAACGCCAGAACGCACATGCACAGCGTACAGCGGCACGGAGATCATCTGTAGTCGGTGCTCATCATACAATTCCTCGGCGTTACATACCAACGTTCTCTATGCGCCGACCCATCACAAAGAAAAGACGAGTCACGCGATCAGTGACGAGTCTCACGCGTTATTTGTCGTCTTCGTGAGGTTCCACCAATTCTTTTTTAGTTTTGGATATAACAGTTTTATAGTTGGTTTATTTTCAAAATTTCTATAAAACCTTTTTGTAAATCTATCAATTTGACCAAGATCATTTGCCGCTTTTTTATAGGTAGAGTATCGTTTTGTCACATAGTTTTTAAATTCTTCATTTGATTTGTTATGAAGATTTTTTATAAGTTGAGAAACACCTGGTATTGATCTACCATTAGTACTGTATTTCACATGAACTGGAGCTGGTGGAATGGGTCCTCTCCATCTATGAACATTTCCCAGTCCAATTAATCGGCGTTGTTCGCGTGGAAGTTTTGCAAGTGCTTTCCATGCATTTGTGACCCGTGTAACGTTCCAATGAGGAACGTTTGAATTAATAATACCTAGTTTGGGTGCTATTTGTCTATAGTTCACGTATGGTGTACTACCTCTGTGTATATTAGGAAGTTTGGGTCTAATACCGATTATCTGACCTTGTTTAAATTGTTTCCATGCATGTTGAAGAACTCTAGCAGCATGTGGATCTCTTAAAGCAATAGCTAGCATTCTTTGATTTCTCGGTGAAAGCATTTTCAAAATGTAATTTCTTACATTCTGTGGAAGATTCGTGAGTTTGATTTCACGCTGAGACGTGACTGAAAGTTGGTGAGAAGAACTCATATTATTACTTTATATAATTAGACCCCAAGAACCTGGAACGTTCTTGGGGCCGAAGCCCGAAAACTTTGTTTTCGTAGCAGCTGCCCTTTTTTTTGTTTTTTTTTGTAGATTTCGCTTGCAGTGGACGTTCAGTTGGAGAAGGCCAGGCCACCCATTCCAGACTGGATACGCAGGATGTTGTAGTTCACTGCGAACAGCTTCTGCAGGGTTGCGGCGTTGTTGGACTTCATCTGCACGGACACCTGGGCGTTGTCAATGCGAGAGAAGTTGCAGGTGCCAGTTGGCTGGTGCTCCTCGGGCTGCAGAGCGAAGGAGTACGTGTAGATACCGGGGTAGGGGGTACCGGTGTGGTGGTAGAATGGCTGGACCTGGTTGAAGTAGTTGCCGTACTGCTCCTTGAAGCGGTCCTGACCGTTCAGGATCACCTTGAACAGGTGCAGAGGACCCACCTCGATACCGGGAGCAGTGCCACCCAGGACCTGGGTGCCCTGCTCGATCCAGTAGGCGTTGCCAGAGAAGACGTTGTTGCCCAGACCGAATGTGGCGGCGACTGCACCAGCAGTGGACACCAGGTGTGGCACACCCGTCGCATTGGGTGCCAAGTAGTTGTTGGTTGCCTGGAAAGCCAGCACGTTGGACGTCACGTTCACGTTGCCAGTGGCTGTGCAGAAGTTCCACATGGCGTTCAGCTGAGCCGAGGCGCTGGCTGCAGGGTTGGTGTAGCACCACACCAGCTCCTTCACTGGGTGGTTGAAAGACAGGCGGATCAGCTGGACGGAGCCCTCAGTGCCAGTTGTAGCCAGCTGGTCACCGCCAGTGTGCTGCACCTGCTCGATCAGGTACTCGTGACCCTTCTGGGCGAAGCGGCGACGCTCCTCAGTGTCCAGGTACACGTAGTTGGCCCACACCTCGAAGGCGTTGGTCGTGCCGAAGTAGCTGCTGTAATAGGCAGTCAGGTCGAAGTCCAGGCGCACCTCGTGGTACTGCAGGGCAATCAGAGGCAGGTACAGACCGGGGTTGCGGTTGAAGAAGAACAGCAGAGGCAGGTACACCTTGGATGGGGACAGAGCGAGCGTGCCCGTGGCAATGGGGTTGGACATGGTCGTCATCTTGCCCCATGCGTACTTGTCGGACTCGTTCAGGAACACCTCGGCGTACAGGCGCCACCAGGTCTGGTAGTGCTTGTCGATGCGCTGGCCACCGATGGTCAGCTCAACGGCGGCAATGGCGCGCTCAGCCACCCAGTTGGTGTCGAACACGCTGTTGTTGGACGTCAGAATGTTGGACGTGGGGGTCAGAGCCACGTGCATGTTGCCGACCAGGTCGCCGTTGCGGGCAATGGTCACGGACACGCGACCGCTGCTGGCTGGGGAGCCGTTGGTGGTCTGCTGGATCAGCTCCATCGCGAAGTTCGTGTGGCGCTTGTACACCGCCTGGAAGAAAGTCACCTTGGGGTTACCGGTCAGGTAAACGTCCTGTGCGCCATATGCGACCAGTTGCATTAACCCACCTGCCATGATCGCGTTTGTACTATACCCCAAGAAAATAATTCAGGCGCATTTAAACCCACCCGCGCCTCAGGACATAAACATTTTTGTCCCTGTACTATAAATGACTGCCCACGACGAGAACCCTGACATTGACCTGGATGCTGAGGGCGAGG